GGCGCCGCCGGTCGTCTTGTTGTTCTTTTTCGGCACCATGCAGAAAAGCTCCTGCACCATGCGCGTGTCGCCGACCATTGAGCCGAAGATGGCGCGGACGATATCGCGCTGCCATTCGCCGGCCGCCTCGCGCAGGAGCGGCTGGCCGGGCACATCGGGCAAGCGGAGCTTATTGAAGATGTCGACGGCGCGGGCCGCCTCGGCCTCGTCCAGCGGCAAATCCGGGATCAGCGATTTACCGGCAAGGAGCCGTTGCTCCCAATCCGGGCAGGCGAAATTCCAGCCGGTCAATTCAACAGCCGGCCCCAATCGGATTCGGTATGCGCGGTTTCGGCCTCGCGCTGCTGAATTTCCTTCTTGCCCGGCGGCCGATCGCGCTCACCATCCGGGCGCGGGACATATTGCGACCAGCCGAAGCGGCATTGCAGGGCGAAGGTGATTGCCTTCAGCGCCGTGCCATCGCTGCCGCTGGCGATCCGCAGGAGATTGGCGACCAGCTTGGCCTGAACGAGCGCGCCGCCGCGCCGCAGCTGATCGCGGTAATGCTTGAATAGCGTGGCCTGAGTGATCCCCACGACCTCCGCAATATCCTTCGTCGGCACCGCGAAGCCCGATAGGACCTCGACCATTTTCCGGTCTTTTTCGGTCGGCTCATGCGGCGGCCGACCAGCTTGTTTTCGCTTGCTCATGTTTTACCGTTTTTACTGCAAAACCAACCACTTAGGAGTTGCTTACGGCCCCGGTCTCTATAGTCGTTGAGCACGCGCCAATGAGGCGCGGCACCAACCAAGGAAGGACCCGAAAATGACCACCCCGAACCTGACCTCGCCGGAAGCCTACAACGCCGAAATCATCGCCAACGCGGTCAAATTCACCGCCTCGCTTTTCCTCGGCCGGGGCGAATATGCGACCGTCGATGCAACGACCCGCGATGAAATTGAGCAGCTGGCCGAAATGCTTTCCGCCGACCATCCGAAGGCGAAGGCAAAGCCGCTGATCACCGCCTTTGACGCCGCCGGCAATCAGGCGATCGTTTCCGGCCAGCCGGCCAAGGCTCCGAAGGCGCCCAAGGCCGAAAAGCCGGCCAAGGAAAAGCCGGCGAAGGCCCCGAAAGCCGCCGCCGCCCCGGTCGCTGATAAGGCCCTCGGAAAGCGCGCGCAGATCGCCGCCGATGCCGAGGCCGGCATCATTCCGGCGAGGCCAAATTTCTCGGCCGCGACCCACGCCCGGTTCCGTAAGAAGCTGGACGAGATCGCCGCGCTGGTCGAAAAGGGCGACATCAAGGCTTTGAAGGCCTACCCGATCAACCCGGTTTCCTCTTCGCCGAAGGCGATCGACAAATACCGGAACCTCGCGGTCATCGCCCTTCAGGCGCAGCGCAAGGCCGCAAAGGCGGCGGCAAAGGCGGAGGAAGCCAGCGCGACGGGAGCGGCCCAATGACCGCTATGATTTTCGCCGCCGCGATGGTGATCGTCGGTAATCATGCCCCCGCCCGGCTGGTTTGCACACCAGCCGGAGCCGGGCAAGAATTCGGATGCAAGGAGCCGCCGCGCTGGATTTGCAGCCCAAGCGGCGCGGGCAAGCTTTCCGCTTGCTATGAATGGGCCGCGTGATGAACTGGGAGTCCCGCCGCCCGCGCCCGCCTGATCAAGTAAGTCGTGGGAGGGCCGAGTGCCGATCCCGGAGAGAAGCGCGGGCCGCGAAAAGACGTTGAGCGCTGCACGAGCCGGACGCAGACAGTGAACGCCTGCTTCTGTAGAGCGGCGATTTCGGCTGGAAAGCGCCAATACCGGTCATTGAGTTAGCCGTGCCGCCAAACCTTTACCGCTGAGATTAGCAGGATTGCGGCCAGCGCTGGCAGGAGGAGGGCGTTGGGCACTATGCCAAGCAAGAGGCCGCCGACGAAGGTGCCGACGATTGAGCCCGCCGCCATGACCAGCAGGAAGGTCTTGTTGCGGCCAAGGACCGAAAAGCTCTGATCGCGGCTGTAACGGGTGAACCCTACCAGCATCGTCGGCAGGCTCACGGCCAGGGATAGGCTTCCGGCCAGCTTGATATCTGCCCCGAAAAGCAGGACCAGCGTCGGGATCAGCAGCTCGCCGCCCGCCACGCCGAGCAGGGATGCCACGATCCCGATGATGAATCCCGCCACCACGCCTGCGATCATCTGGGCCACGCCCGTTAGCAGCGCCTGGCCGGCTGTCGCGTCGTGTCCGATCACCAGGACGACGGCGATCGCGACAAGCATCGTAGCAATCACCTTGTAGAGGGTCTCCGACTTCAGACGCGTTGCCCATCCTGCCGCAAACCATGCGCCGAGAAGGCTTCCTGCGAGCAGATTGATGATGATCGGCCAATTCTCGGCGATTGTGCCGAAGGGCACTGTCGCAGCACGGAACGGGAGTGCAGTGGCAACGACGACCAGGCTCATGGCCTTGTTTAGGATGACCGCCTCAAGGGCTGCGAAATTAAACAATCCGATCAGGAGAGGTAACCGGAATTCCGCTCCGCCAAGACCAATCAATCCACCGAGGGCACCGATAATTCCACCACCCGCAAAAGCCATCGGGAGATTTTGAGAGGTGGCCGGTGAGGCGGGTAGGTTCTGAGACATCGATATAGTCCGCTGAAGATATCGCTATCCCTAGCCGAGATAATAGATTTCGCCAAGAAGAGGTTGGCTTGCAAAGTCGGCTTAGTGTCGACTGCGGACGACGACCTTGCCTCGTCACACCGAAGGAAAAAACACGAAAAAACCTTGGCCTCATCCTGCCGATTAGAGAAGGACACCGCCGAGCCGGCTTTTTGGCTGGTCGGCGACCAAGGCGTCTACCTGATGCACATGGCCTGGCCGTTGCTGGGCTTTTTTACGTCGCCGTTGCCGGTCCGGTGACATTCCAGAAAAGCACCACCCCGGAGCCGCGCCGGGCCTTGCACAATTCCCAAGCCTTGGCATCGTAGTGCGGATCGCTCGGGAAGGGCGGGCGGGTCTTGCAGCGATCCGAGAAGCTTTGCGGGTGGACATGGACCTCGCCGCCGACGCGATCGGGGCTCACCGCCTTGCCGATCTGGACGACATGCAATTTTGCATTCGGCCATGCCGCTTTCAGGCCCCGCGCCAGCACGCCCGATCCCGCCGCACACCAGATTTCGTCCGGGGCGGCATCAATCATGCGCGCCGCCTCGGCGATCAGCGGGCCGGCTTGCGGCACATCGAGCCCGAAAGGCAGTAATCGAGCCCCGCGATCGGCCGCGTAGCGGCGCGCCCTCGCCCGAACAACGGACAGATATCCGGGCGAGACCTGTAGGACCTTGGCGCCGAGCGCCTTGGCCATTAGCGATCGATGGTGCGGCGTCTGGCGACGGGCGACAAAGATTGTCGCGCGCTTGCCCAGCTGGCCGGCGCAATGCGCCAGCGCCGTCTGCGCCCCGCCCTCGGGAGGGCTGGCATAGACCAGTTCGTCGGCATCCTCGAAAAGCCGGGGAATGAATCGCGCCTTGGTGCCGCCGGGGAATAAATCATCGCGGACGACATGGATGCCGTCATGGACGCTGACAATCGGCTTCAAAGCTCCTCGCCATATTCCGCGTCGCCGCCGCCGTCGATCTCGCCGAATTCGACCGCGCCGATTGCCGCCGTGGCTTTCTTCGGATCGCCCTTGCAAAAGACCAGCACATTCTGATGCGTCTTGCCGAGCTTGCGTGTCGCCTCGAATTGCTTGGCGGCGCGTATTGGCAATGATCCGGCGGCGGTAATCAGGATGGCCTCATTATGGAAAGCCAGCCCGGCCGCTTGAAAGGCGGCGATCGTATCCGGGACAAAGCCATAATAGGCGCCGCGCTTGTCGCGGACCTCGCCGACGACGAAGCACGCGAAGCGGTCATCTTTCAGGATCGCGCAGCTTTTCGCGATGATCTCGCGATAGGCGGCGACGAATTCGGGATAGGCCATATTCGACAAATCGCGCGGATCGTCCGAATAGATTTCCAGATCAGCATAGGGCGGGCAGGAGAAAATGAAGTCGGCGGCCAGGCCCTCGGCCAGGCTATCAATGTCCCGGCTGTCGGCGTTGATCCAGCGCGGTTCCGGGGCGCCGCATATCTTGGTCGCCTGTTCCTGATTGGCGGCGATCTGCCGGGCCGACAAATCGATGCCGAGGTAAGATCGGCCGAGCTTGCTGGCGACGATGCCGCGCACCGAGCCGCCCGAGAATGGATCGAGGATCACGCCGCCCGGCGGGCAAAACCAGCGATAGGCAAGCTCGCAAAGGACCGGATCGAAGATCGACGTGCCGGTTTGCCCGGCCGACATGCCGCCCTCGATATCGCCCTCGGCGATCTTCTGTTGCACCCACTCTTGCGTCTGGATCGAGCGGGTCATTTCGCGCCCCCGACAATATGCTCGCCGCGCATCAAATCCTGTCCGAACGTCCGCGCCGCCGTCTTGCCGTTCGCCTTGCGCTTGCGCTTGGCCGGATCGGGCTCGTTGATGGTGTCGGAAAATTGCAGGAGGTTCTCGCCGCGCCCGAGTTCCGATTGTATGCCGAGCGCCAGCCATGCAGCCTTGCGCGCTTGCCACCAGCCCTCGCGAGCATTCAGCACCGAGAACGGCGGCAGGCCGAAGCGCTCCGCAAGCGATACTTTCGGCGGATCGGGCTCGGCCGGCTCGGCGAATAGATCGGCGAGGTAATCGTCATCAAAGCCGAGCAGCGCGCGGTCGAATCCAAGGTCGTCAAGCGCCCCGATTTCGACCCGCAGCAATTCCTCGTTCCATCCGGCATTCATCGCCAGCTGATTGTCGGCGATCACATAGGCGCGCTTTTTCGCCTCGGTCCAGCCGGCGGCGACGATGACCGGGACCTCGCTGGCGCCGAGCCGCTTGGCCGCCATCAGCCGTCCGTGCCCGGCGATGATCCCCCCACCCTCGTCAATCAGGATCGGCATGGTCCAGCCGAACTCCCGAATGCTGGCCTCGATCTGCGCGACCTGTTCGTCGGTATGGGTGCGCGGATTGTTGGCGTAGGGCTCAAGGGCGGATATCGCCCGCCGTTCGACCTTATAGGCCGCCCAATCTTCGGCGTTTTCCATGATGGACTTTAAAAATCCTCTGTTTTCCGCTCCCGCTTTTTTCCCCGGCGCGAAAAAAAATTTCCGAATTGCGCGGGGACCGGCCAGCAGGGGGCCTTCCTTCTTAACTTTTCCCCCGCCCCCTATGGGGCGATGCCTGTGATGAGCATGAACAAGATCAGGGCGCCGACGATGACCAGCACCGGGAAAGCAAGATGCCAAGGCATGGCGTCAATCCCATTGGCCGTGGGGGATGGCCTGTTCTTCACGTTGGATTTCACCATCGTGCACCCGCTTGGATACGGTCTCGATATTGTCGATATCCCAAAAGAGTTTGGGATTGCCTCGATGCGGGGTCTTATGGTGGGCGATGGGGCTATTCGGGGCCGGCGCCTTTGCGGTGCAAAGCTCGCCTGTGCGCTGGCATGTGTAATTGTCGCGGGTGAACACCGCTTGGCGCAGGTCCTCCCATGCGGCGGTATTGTACCAAGCGCGCCATGGCTGGAAGGTCCGCCGCTGGTCGGCACCGTCGGAGGCGTAGCCGACCAGCGGCGCCAGCGTTGAAATGTGTGCTTGCAAAGCGCGGAGGCGAGGCATCACATCGAGCGCCGATCGGCTGGGCGCTTCCTAGATCTAGTGGCAATTACGGGGATATAGCTGCTATATATGGATTCCGGTCACATCCTGTCAAGTCGGCAAAGAACATTTGCACGAGTCCGACAACGAGAAATGCGCCGACATTTCGGTTTCGGGGCAAGAGGAACTTGACTGGTCCGTGAAGGGGCGGTGGTTGGGCGAGGTGACCATTCGGTGCAGCTCGGACATGTGTTCGAACATCACTTCAGCTTTGAATGGAAGTTCAGACGCGAAACTGCACGGCCGGCTTAAGTGCTGGCAAACGGCAGTATCACTCAGCTCAGCAATGCCGCCGAAGATTGCTATGACCGTTCAAGGACTCCAATTCCACTATTGCCCGCGCGGCAGCGCCCGACAGCGACGCCTCCATTCAAGTGCTGATCAACAGCACTTTGCCGCAGCGACGGAGTGAGGGGGTGTCCGCCCCCTCAACCTTGCTCACATCTAGATCCATCTTCAAGCCGGGTTCTTCTTCTCCGCCTTGGCGTCGCACCGTTCGGAACATTCTCCTTCGGAGCCACACAAACATCGCCGTAACAAACCTATTCGCCCTTGTAGTCGGCCAGGGTCTGCAGCCAATCCTTCAGCACGGACTGCTTTATGTTGTCCGGGAGAGGCAGTCCGTCCGCCAGCTTGAGTGCGAGCTCGAGCAACTCCACCGCGCGAGCTTTATTGCCGCTCGCATGATAGTATTGAGCGACATACTGATAAGAGTCCGCCCTTGCGTGGTCTTTCAGCCCTGTCTGTGCAAGGATGTGTTCGGAGAGCTCCTTGCCCATAGCGAGGCGCTCGACGGACGGAAAGTCCGTGTAATCAAATTCGCCGAAGAGTTGATTCATGGCCTCCAACAGCCAATCTTCGTCGTTTCTGTCGATAGCATCACGAATCAATTGCCGTAGTACGGGCAGGCCGGTCTGCATGTCGCGCATCTTGTGAAGCAACAAGCCCGCATGAGACGCGCGGAGGTGGAGGCTATCCGGCAGCAAAGCGGTGCCCTCTTCGATCACCGAGAGCGCCGTCTTCCAATCCTCCATCTTCAACGCGGCCGAGAACTTACGAAGGAACAAGTTTTCTCGCCCTTTGGCGATCCGCTCCCTTTCGATGGCTTTTGCTTGATCGCTGGTGCGCCACGTGCCTTCAAGCACTTGCGGCAGAACCTCATCGAGGTCCTTCGGACGACCGATAAAGGCGATGCGGCTGTCTCGGTCGACCACAAACGTGGTCGGAATGTGGAAAGAAAAGCTCGGCGTCATCCAAAGCTTGCGCATTTCGCCTGTGCAGTCGAGCCCGATCCGGAAGTTCGACTTCGGGGATTTTTCCGTCAACCATGCTTCCAGATTCGCTTGAGCCTCATCGGCAGTTGCAGCCTCTTCACTTGCCGCCACGCCAACGACCTCCAGCCCGCGGGCCCTGTATTTCTCCTGCAGCTGTATCAGATTGGGCATCGCCTCAACACAATGTGGACACGAGGTGCCGAAAAACTCGAGAACATACACATTGTTGGGCTGGAAGTTAGCGAGGGCCTCGCCTCGTAGCCAGTTTCGAACTTTAATTGCGGGAGCCTGTGACCCCGTAGACAGGTGCATATTACTCTTCCTTCTTTGCCCGACGCATATGGGAATTTGGGCGGCGGGTGGCAAGGCCCCACAAATCGGCAAGATCGTCCAGGCAGGACCGGAGTTCATTGGCGGCGGCCAACTTGCCGCGCCTCGATCGCCCGAGTTCATGCAAGGCATATCCCTCGCCGCATATTCGACATACCAGCCGGTAGCGATCGGGATCACGCAAGCGGCACCGGGCGCGGCGCAATTCATCAGCGGCCATCAGCTGGCGTTCGGTGATCGGATCGGATCGCTGGCCGCCGTCCACTGGCTCCTTGCCATAGTCGATGGCGCCGGCACCCTTGCCGCCCATCGTCTCCCATAGCGCGCCGAACCTGTTTGCGGCGGCCAGCTGCGCGGGGTCGAGGCGGCCACGCGAGTAAAGCATGATAACCCCGCTCTGGCGGGTATTGATTATCGCGCTGATCTGCTTGGGGTTGCCGGCGGTCCCTGAATGGGCGCGGCTGTAGAATGGATTATCGACAACGACGCCGCGCAGGGAACGGTGCGGATCGTGCGGTTTCCTCTTTACCATGAACTCCTCGGGCGTGAATCAAACGAGGTCGCCCGATTATAACAAACCCGCAGTGCCGGCTCGAACGATCAATAGCATGAGTAGGTGGCGACCGCCACGGCCAGCGCGAAGACGCGATATTGCGGGATCATTTGACGGCCCTCTTCAATCTGACGCGAGGGCTGCTTCGCGACGGCGGGCCTTTTTTGGGCTCTTCTGAGAGAGCCGCCTGAATAGCCTTGAGCTTGCGGGCGCGCACGGCAATCTGATGCATAAGTTAATGGACAAGCTCGGTGTCCTCATCATTGTCGAAAAACGCGCCGAGAATATGGTTGGGCGTGATGCCAAGCTCCTTGCAGATCAGGATCAGCGCCGAGGCCGAGATCCGGTTGGCGCCCTTCTCGTATTTTTGCATTTGCTGGAACGTGATCCCGAGCTTTTCGGCAAGCGCTCCCTGCGACATGCCCCGCAGCAGCCGGAATTCCCGAACGCGGGCGCCTATCTTTTGATCAATGTCCGTGGTCTGGGCTTTCAAACTCTGTCTCATGCTCCGCCCTTTCATTGCAGGAAATTTCGCATCCTGCCTTCCATCGGCCCGAGGCTGGGATCCTCTTCCACGCGCGGACCGAGAATATATTGGGGCGGCTGGGCAGCGGACTGTGACGAGGAAGCGGGTCAGATCGAAGCCCGCGGAAAGGCAGCAGCACATCATCTCGCTCATTCTTCTCCGTTCAACGCGCAGCGCTTGCCCTTACGCGTATTCCTTTCAATTCGCCCTTTCGGCGCGCTCGATGGTTGAGATAACAGTTTGCTGTGTCAATATTGTTTTCGATCAGATTGGCATCTATCATCCGGCAATTATGACAGCAAGCGAATACAAAGCCGCGCTCGCCGCTCTCGGAACGGGTTTCAGATGACCGCAGAACCCTTGCGAATAGGGCTTCACACCTCTCAACGCTACGCGTTCCAGGGCTCGCCCCTGATCATCGGGCTCGCGCCTGAGGCATTAGCCATAAAAACTGAGGGGAAAAATTCGCATGGTAGAAAATAATATTTACCTGACTTGGTCGAACGAGCATCGCCGCTGGTGGGGGCCGGGTGGTCATGGATATCTGAAGCAAATCGCCGACGCTGGCCGCTACAACGAAGCCGAGGGGCTGGAAATCTGCACCAATGCTATGCTCGGCCGCCGAGGCGACCGTCCTTTGCCGGAAACGCCTGTCCCCTTGAAGCTGGTCGACTTCGCGGTGGGCGGTCTAAAGCCCTTTAACCCGGCTATAATCCCGAGCCGCTGCCGCAAATCACTTCGAATTCCGGGTGGCTGATCGCAGCAGAGCGTAGCGAAAACCTGCGAAAGAACGCTGCGCTAGTCGGAGAAATGGCGGGAAAACCCCACGTACCCGCCGCCCTGCACCCCCTCGAACAGGGCCGACTATGGTTCACCCGGAATGGCCGAGCCCGCCCCATGCCACATAGGCGGGCTCGGCCGCAATTCTCAGTAGACAAGCGGACGAGCAGCTTATGTCCGAGCGAGTGGAAATCTACGTCGGGGCTTAGGGGGCTTATTTCCTCCGCCACGATCGCGTCCACGATTTCCTGCATTCTCGCCAGCGCGGCATCATGCGAGTCGCCAAGAACTGATAGCGGTGTTTGGCGGGATCAGCGGCCGGTAGCCGCTTCCACGGATCGGCGCGTCCTTGGGGATGAGCCGTTCCGGGTCCAGCGCTTGCAGGACGAATTCATGCGTGGCGCCGGGCATGTAGAAAACCACCGTCTCGGCCTCGGGGCCGGCGTGGTCAGATCGTAGAGCGAGAGCAGATATCGGCTCCAGACCAGGTGCGCCCATGGCGCGTCGATGGTCCACGCGGCGCTGCTTTCCGCTTTCGAGTCGTCAAATTCGCCGTTGTGGTGCCGGCGGCGCAATTTCTTCGGCCGCTTTGTTCCCGAATCCACATCCGTACTGGACGTGTTCTCGCGCCGTTTCGTCAGCATTAGCTCTTAATCTTGCAGTAGAGTTTCCACTTTCAGCAGACAGGGAAACTGGTAAGCCGCGTGGCTCATAACCACGAAAGACCGGGTTCCAGGCCTGCAACCAACACACAAAGCGGCCCCCCCGTTTCATCTTAGGGGCGTCTGAGGAACATCCGGGACATCGGGCGGCACCTCATTCTCTGGGACGAGCCCCCAGTATGCTCACCACGAGAGCGATGAGGATGAGATGAGTACGAGGAAGGCAACGCCGGCTCTTCCTCACATTAGATAACGTTAACATGGTTGGAAAAAGCCTCAGCCAAGATGGCCAGCGCGAGTGGGATATTGTAAAAGGCGATTAGAGGTTAGCGCTCAGCCAGCCGCCTCCCCATGTAACTAGTCCCGTTACCGCTCGAAGAAGCGCACCGAACGGGCTACTCCCACAGAAACAGGTCACCATGTGCTACTGCGAGGTCTCCATGTGCTACCGCGTCGTCGAATACGATTCAGGCCCTACTGGTATGTCTGGCAGGGATGCGCTCATAAGCGAGTGGGAGGGCAAAGGTTATTCGCTCGCCAGATAGTGCGCGGAAGCGCACACCGGTGGGTGCTGCTCTTCTCTCCAAAAGTCGGCGTAGAGGAGCCCGGCATCTCGCCATCTTCATAAGCTGGAGGATCACAGTTTCCAAGCTTGTCGCCGCAACCAAGTCATCCCTCACCATCGGTGGCGGCTTTTTCTTTTCAGGAGCGTCAAGTGAAGATCCCCCGTTCCCAACAAAACGACCAGCCCACCCCTGAGAGCCCGTACCGCATCCGCTTCTATAAGCACTACGGGCATTCACCAGCGTGGCAGTTGGTGCCGCAGGCAGTGACTTACTTCGAAGAGACTGGGTTCGCGCCCAGGCCGTACCTTCCGCCGGATTTCACCGATCCCTGCGTGGCAGCCATCGATGAAGACGACAAGGCAATCGGCTTCCTCACCTACGGCTGCGGCCGGGAGAGCTGGGATATCTCGCTCTCCTACGTGGTTCCCGAGCATCGACGGAAATATATCCACACCGCTCTTTTCGATGCTCTCCGCAACAAAGCCAAAGAGCAAGGAAATGTCGATTCAATCACCTGCTCTACGCACGCCAACAACCTGGCCGCCCAAGCAGCATTCGAAGCGCAAGGTAGGACAAAGGAATCCATCACGTATACCTATTGGCTGAAGGACGGCAGCGACGGCAAAGAGCCCACTGAGAGCGCAGCAGCGCAATCGCCGGGCCGTGGCTTTGAGGAGATGAGGATGCCCGAATACCTAGTCGAGTCCTTCGATACCGGCCTAGACGGCCCCAAGAGCATGCAAGCCTTCATCAACGAGAAGGCGGCCGAGGGGTATTCGCTCCACCAGGCAATCGAGCGCAGCCCGTGTCAGTGGGTGTTGATCTTTTCCTCGCTCAGCTGCGGGCAATGCCAAGCCACATAAGCGTGAAGGCAGAGGGTGCTGCTGGAAGCCTCCTGATGGAAAGCCCGACAATGAAACTCCGATATGCCCGACGGCGGAGTCGCAAGTGACGCCAGATCATCCGCAAACACGTCAAGAAACAGGGAAACTCCAGTGAAAAGATCACCCGACAATACCGTCACCGCAGGTCGTCCGGCGTGGCCAGAATTTCGGTCTCGCTGGCTGCGCATAATACTTGCTGGGACCGCGCTGGCCCTGGCGACGACTGCTCTTGCTCCGACCGCAAGCGCCGCCAGAGTCTTAGTTATCGAGCCAACCGTGTGTGAGCCTGAGGACAAAGTCTGTGAGGTGCGCCGTGAGGCAGAACTCCAGGACTTCGCGGAATGGTGCAAAAAGTATGGTACTTTGGAGGGTAATGGGTGCGTAATGAAGGAGTAGGTGGCCGTCCGGTCCGCCGGACGAAGGATGCCGCCCCGGCGTGTCTTGGCCTTTGCCTCGATCTATGACAGCGATTCGCAACCAGATGCGGCGCGGGTGGGCAGCGTTCAGATTGATCGGGTCATGCGCTTCAATGCGCATGGCCCCCAAGGGCTAATCAATGGCAAGGCTCCCGGTCTGCCATCACGTTTGAACAATCACCAGCACGAGAACTGGCTCTCAAACCGCATTAATACTCGTCCTCATCTCTCTCGTGTTGAGCATCCTGGCGGTCGATCGAACATCGATAGAAGCGCGCCCGAATACGCAGGCGCTGGTTCCTACCAATTACTTGTGAGATTGGTTGCGCCCGGCGGAATTCGCGGGGGAACTGACAGTTTCTCAAGGGCTCAAACCCGCCTTCCGAGGCGGGTTTTCAGTTCGTCATCGTGAAGCCTGGGTCCACGTTCGCCTCAAGTTGCCACTTCAATCGCTCCCGTCCGAAAAAACCTTGTAGCAGTCCTAGTTGACAGCAACCTGAACGCTGCCGCGACTCACTTATCTCCACAGCTTCCTCCGTTCGGTTCAATGCTTGAGGATGCGAGTGCGCAAAAGCGCCTCGCTTGGGTTCACTGGGTCGATACTGAAATCGGGGGGATCGTGGTCGGGCTGATGGTGGCGCTTCGCGCGCGCGACTCCGAGTCTAGAGCTACAAGATTCTTGCTTATTATGGACTCTGGATTCTGGAGTCATGCTGCGAGCATTGCTTGTGCCGAATTCCTCTTTAGTTTCAGTACCTTTCGACCAACGAGCGGCTGACATCTTTTTTCCCTTTTTGCTCCACTTTTCTTCACGTACCATTTTCCGGGAGTAGATCGTGCCCCTCGAATTGACGCTAAAAACGCCCGCTTTTTGCAGTTCGGCTAGCAGCTTTTCGACCCGCCTGGGCGTGCCGTTTGTCAGCGTGGCGAGCGTCTGTGCATCGACCTTCTGGCGCCCTAGCTTGAGATGACCGCGAGGCTTGGCGGCGTCCATTAGGCAAAGCATGTCCATCCAGAGGCCGCGCGCGCCATAGCTGCATGTGCGCAAGGCGGGGTCTCCGAGCCAGTCGGACGGATAGAAGCGCATCCACCGTTCCGCGGTCATGCTGCCGCCTCCGCAAATAGGAGGCGGACTTTTTGCGAGCACGTCGCGGCCCATCTGGCGATGCATGCGGCCTCGGCCTCGTCCTCGTTCCCGGCCGTGATCCGAAGCGCCTTACAGTATTGCTTCGCTTGCGCCTTGGCGTCGGCACGAGACAGCTTGCCGCCGCCCTTGCCATAGATCGCCGCGCGCCATGTGGCCGGCGGGACCGATTCATGGGGAATGCGGTAGCTGATCGCCTCCCCCCGGATGATGCCTTGGATTTCCGGCAATAGCAGCTGATCGGCGTTGACCGTCCAGACGGCGGGATCATCGCCGCCCAGCCCGAGCAAATTGGGGTTCGGCTTCTTGGGATAAGCCGAGATGCGCCGCCGGGCGCGCTCCCACACGATGAAATCGGGGCGGCGCTCTTTCGACCCGACCAGCCGCTTGAACTGGCGCGCGAACAGTTCGCATTTTTCCTCCGGATCGCTCGCGTCCTTGCACGAAAACGAGCCGCAACGCATGTCGCGCTCGTCGCCGGGGTATTCGTAGAGCGCGAACCCGGTGCGTGTTATGGACTGGTCGAGGCCGAGGATAAGCATCAGGCTACCGGCGCCCTAAGACAGCGGCGTAAAGCTCATCAAGAACCGCCGCTTCGTCTAACGTTTCCTCGCCTTTGCGCCGCTTGTACTTCCGTGCGTCGTCCAGCCATGGAGGATTTGCTATCAGGATAGGCACCGGGACATATTGGCCGAGCGATTCAACGTAATGCGCCGCCGCCTTGAGCTTGGCGACGATCGGAGTCAGCGGCTCGGGAATGTCGAGCTTGAGTTGCCGACCGTCGGCCGGTGGGGCCCGCTTGAAATGCTGGGCGATGAATGCCACGACGCCATTCCGCAACATAGCGTCGGCGCCCTCGATCTCGGCGGCGGCGGTCGTCTCGGGGAAGGCCTCGCGTATGATCTCGTCGGCGACGGCCTTGGCATTCAAGCCATGCACAGCCGCCGCCCGGTTCACCAAATCGAAGAAATTACGGAGCTTGTCGTTTAGCATCACAGTTCCTCCAAGAAGCGGCCCAACGCCGCAGCGCATTTCCTCACGGCGGCGATGTTGGCCGCCTGATCGTCCGTCCGCTCGACCATGCCGCGCCGCGCAAGCTCCATGTTTTCGCCTTGGGCCGTCCATTCGCTGAGAGCGCGGCAAGCACCGTAAAGATGCGTCCATGCCGCGCCGGCTTTGGTAGGCGCGCGGTAGAGTGGGTTCTTTATCGATGGTGCCCGGCCGCCGATTTTCGCGGCCTCGATCACCTCGCGGCGAAGCGCCGCCCGCGTCGGTTCTTGGCGGGCGGCCACCTTCCGATCCAAAGCGCGGCGGACGAGGCCTGGCTCGGCTTTTTCGGCGTCCCGGATCAAGCGGGCTTCGTGAACATCCTTGCGGGAAAGGCCGATGTCAGCGGCGGTGGCCTTAATGTTCCCATCTGGAACATTTACCGGCTTCCCCTTTCTCGCGACTTCCCCCCGCTCCTGCGCAGCGTCGTATTCATTGGCGAGCCGGCGTTTGGCGAGGCTTTCGATTTCCAGCGCGTCGGCTTGCGCGCGATGCGCGGCGGCGATCAGCTGGTCGTGTGCGCCCTTGGCCTTGGCAAACCGGGCCGCTTTCTTCGCCGCATCGTAGGCCACAGACGCGGAATAGCTGGCCTCAAGCACCTCCGCAGCGCTGACAGCGTTCGCAAGCTGTGACGCGGCGCGGTTGACAAGGCTCGGGAGGTTTTCGTGAAAGTTCATTGCGCCGCCTCCACGTAACTTTTTGCGATTTCGTTTGAGGGGCGGCCGATGAAATGCGGGCCGCCAGAATGCCGGCGGTCGAAGCGGTGCCACGCACAGGAATCCTTGGCTTGGTGCTTCGTGGCCGGTATCCACTTGAGCCGGCCGACAGCGACGATGTGGGAGCAATAATCGAGGTAGGGCGCCGCTTGCTTGGTGTGCGCCCAATCGGCATCAAAGAGGAGCCATGTCGGCAGGATATCGGAAAAGCGCTCAATCATCGGATGGAGCACCGCCCGCGTCCACGGCGGGTTCGTCACGATGGCGTCGGCGCCTTGGAAAATGTTTTGATCGCAGGTCAGGGCGTCGAAGCCGTCGCGCAGATCGCGGGCAAAGGCGCAGAGGAAGCCAAAGCTGCATAGATGCGCTACCAGATTGCCGGCTCCCGCGCACGGCTCAACAAAGGTCACGATCCCCTCGGCGCGCAGATGCGGGATCACCGGCATTACCCCCTTCAAGGGGGTGGCGTAATCGTCCGCCTTGCGCCGGGGGAACGAGGACCGCTTACCCATGGCGCGGCACCCGAGGCTGATAGCCGATCAGTTGATGGTAGGGGCACCATTTCTGGCCTTTGCGGGTGCCAGCGCCGCAAAATAGGTGCTGATCCGGGGCGGCGCTATGCGGGCTCACCGGCCAATGGCAATCGCCGCGCTTCAATTCGGCCAGCGGCACGAAGCGCATGGGCGGCGGTGGCAGCTGGACGACCGGCGCCGGGGCGGTTTTGACTTTCGCGGCGACTTTTTTCACCGGCCACCTCCTCGAACTCGCGACTTTGGGCGGGCGCTTCATCAGCGCCCTTAATCGGTCATTGCGGAAAATCCGGCCGATGGCCGCGCCTCGGGAAATCCCCATCGCTTGGCCGATCTTCGCGGCCGACCAGCCTTTTTCGAGCATGCCGGCCACCTTCTCGCGGTCGGCCTCTTTCCAGATGACGTTCTCGGGTTCTCGATTTGGCATGGCGGGGCCTCCTATTCGGCGGCCTCGGCCAGATCGGCCTCGTCGTCGTCCTCGGGGTCGTTTCCGCCATCATCAGCTGCGGCCAGATCGGCGGCTTTCTTGGCGCGATCGGCTTGTTTCTTCTCCATGGCGGACTGAAGGTTGGCGGCCATTTCCGCCTGCGCCTCTTTCCAGCCCTTCGCCCACGCCCGGCCCTGCGCCGAATTCTCGTCGTAA